AGTGCCAGCAACTTGGCACTGGAACACCAAGCCAGAAGCCTGCAGCGTGGTGGCGCGAACGATGTTGCCAACGCTGTAGCTATTAGTAGCAGCCCAAGATGCGTATGCCATCAGGGTTCAAATACTTGGCGGAAGGTGGCTGTGATGGTGTTCACGTTGGCGTAACGCAGGTCACGCGACCAACTCTCTACAACCCACTTGTAGGCCGTCGCTTCATCCAATGGCGTCCAATCAAAGCTGGCGTTGTCAGCAGCGCGTGCATCAAAAAACGCTTCAATGGCATCGGCATCTGTGCTGTCCTTTGCCGTCCAAGTCAAATCCCAAACACGTGGGTTTTGATTCAGGCCATAAGTGAGCCGTTGCTCATAGCCATCACCAAACTGCACCTTGCGCACATTGGGTTGACTTTTACGTGACGCACCGAAATCAGGCGTGGTGCCGCCTGTGCTAGTGCCAACAGTGGCGTCGTTGAAAGTGGCCATTACGAGAGCAAGCCTCCAGGACGTTTCTGCTTGATCAGCTCTTGCTGAACGGCGATGCCGATTGCCTTGCCAAGTGCATTGGCCTGTTGACCGTTGCCTTCAACGTTGCTGCCATTGGCATCTACATTCACCACAACATTACCGACTCCACCGCCTTTCATGGTGACCGGGATAGTACGACCGTCGGGCAGAGGCACGTAGGCTTCGGGGCGACTTCCTTCGCCATAAATGGCCATCTGTGGGCTAGTAGCAATTCCTCCAGCCGCATAACGGCGCAACTGAAGCGGACCTTGTTGAGTCATGATGCCGCCGTTTGCAAAACCCAAAAATTTCCCAAAGGCACTATTTCCCGGAACAAGGGCTTTTAAGGTTTGGAACATTGCAAAACGAATAAAAATTTGCGACAAGTCACCAAGAACCGATCTCGCAAAATCAGCAAATTGCATTTTCCCAGTTGTCACAAATTGATTCAACTGATCACCAAGTCCAAGGAAAGCATTGCCAAGTGTTGAGCCAAGATTCTGAGCAAGATCGCCGGAAGATTTAACGACTTCTGCAAACGATTTTGAAACCTGTCCGCCAAATGTTTTTGCAAGTTCACGAGCCGCCTGAAGTTTTGCAATCAAAGCATCAATATCATCTTTCAATAGTGAAGTCTTTCGCATTTCAAGCAATTCTTTTATTTGACGAGCGAAATTAAGCTCCTCTGCTTCTTTTTGCGTAATCAATCCATATTGAACTTCAATGTCTTGCAAAAGGCGTTTTTCTTGTTCTTTTGTTTTTGTTACCTCCATTAAGGCGTCAACCATGCTCCGACGTTCTTGGTCAATGGATTCAGACAATTTATTGCGAGCCTCGATGCGCTGAGTTTCGGCGTTTAATGTGCCAATTTGCTTATTTTTTAAGTCTTCTGCAATTTTTACTAACTCTAATTGGTACGTTAAAAAATCAACTTGCAAGTTTTTTTCCTGCTTTCTTGCAAGGCTTATACGTACGCGAAGTTCAGCTTCTTGCTTGGTAATCTCAACAGCTTCTTTTGCTTTTTTTGTTTTCTTTTGATCCGCCGCTTCTGTTTCACCTGTTCTAACTGTTGTTCCCAAGCCTTTGCCGGTTGCAGCGAGTGTTTGCTTAATGATCTCCCTTTCTCCCCGTAATTGCTTAAGTTGAATTTCTGCAATTTGACGCGGAATAGTAAAAGCCAAGCGGCCGCCTGGCATTGCTTCACCAGCTCTATAGGTTTGTACCGTTTCCTCGTATCCTTTTATTTGCTTTTCAATTTGTGGCAATCTTTCTTTTGCTGCAGTTTTTGGCAAATTCAACAAATCAGCAAAGGCCGAAAAAGCAGGAGCCAAACCATTAACAATACTGGTTGCAATTGCCTGGAAAGTTGCGCCAATTGGTCCGGCAAATCTTCCCAATTCAACCGTCAAATTATCAAGTGCCATTTTTAACCGAGCGCCAGCGTTTTGCGGTGCATCGGCAATAATTTCCGCTGTTTTGCCATATCGCTTAAATAGTTCTTCTGCGAATCTGACAAATTGTTCAAGACTGACCTCTCCGTTCTCCAAAGCCTTGTCTAATTGCTGTGGAGTTTTTCCAATTGAATCAGCAAAAATCGTAAATGCACCAGGAAGTCTTTCGCCAATTTGCTGACGTAGTTCTTCCGCAGAAACCTTGCCCTTGCTAAATACTTGAGATGTAGCACGAAGTGCTGAATTCAAATCTTCAGTATTTCCGCCAGTAGCAATAATTGCAGCCGAAATGCCCTTGAAAACCTTTTCCGTTTCGGCCGTACCCATTCCGGCACCGGCAACACTTGCCTGAAGCTTTGTGTATTGCTGAGTTGTATCTTTTAATGGAAGCAAAAATTGCTTACTTAGTTGATTGATATTGCGAAGACTTCGATCGTAATCTGTTTGATTTTTACTGACACCTGCAAGGGCAATTCTCAGTTTTTGCAATTCGGCTGTGTATTGACCAGTGCCGCCAATGGCCTGACGAATAGCACCAATCTGCGCTCCAATTGCACCACCTGTAGCGGCGCCAAGTGGACCGCCATAAATTGCACCAATGCCGGCACCAACCGTACCTTCAATTCCACCAAAAATACCCGCTGCAGCAATCGCACCGCCTGTGCGTGCAACGCGAGGAAGAAATGCACCTCGACGTGCAGGAGGTAGCGCCGGACCGATTGGACGTGCAAATTCGGTGCCAACTGGCGCAAAAGAACCTACTCCACCTGCAATTAATGCACCTGTTCTTGGGTCACGAGCGCCAATAATTTCGCCGGCATATTCAGCTCGTTGCTGCATAATTGCACGACGACGAGCATCACGATCAGCTTGCTGCTGGGCGGTTCGTTGTTGCTGCGCAGTTCGACCTGCTACGTCTGGTGGCAGTGCAGGACCAATTGGTTGATCAAATTCGGTTACACCTGCAATACCTCTATATGCGCCAGTTAACGGATCACGGATTAATCCGGTAGTCGTCCGCATGGCTGCTGCAGCCTGATTTGCGGATGTTGCAATATTTCTAAAGTTTGTGGCAACTGTTGTTTGTACGCCTTGAAATGCTTTTAATTGAGAGTCAAGGGCGTTCGCCTCTTGCCTAGCAATCCTGAATTCATCGGAAGTAATATCAACGCTATTTGCAATTTCACGCCATGCACTTGCGTAACCTTTCAGGTTATTAATACTTTGAGCAGAACCGGCTTGTACTTTTTTTAATTCTTGAGCAAGCTCTCGAAAATTGACGTTTGTTGCGGCAGTTTGCTGGCCAAGCGACTTGAAGGTGTTTTGCAGTTTTACAAGCTGCTGATCACCCTGTTGCCTGATTCTTAGTAGCAGCTCAGTGACTTGGCTCATCGTTTTGCGTTCAGAACGGCCAGGGCAGCCATTTCCATCACCTGCACGCCTTCGAAGATGGCAACAGGATCCTTGACTGAATACAGCTTACAGAGCCATTCCAAACTCGGGTAGATCAGTCCCGTCAATCCAGCCATGCTCGTGTGCCATTGCGTCGACATGCGGATGAACATCAACACAACCTCCCAGTTCTCCTCCCAGATCTCACAATCCTGTTGTGCAGCCTGCAGACGGGCAGCGGCGATCTGCTCCTCGCTTGCGCCAAGAGCCTTCAGGTCGGCCTCACGTTCGTCTACAACGCCGCCTTTCGCCCAGTACTCAGCGGCGGCTTTTAGTTTTTTGCCTGCGCCCCAGTGACGCTATCGGCATATGCCTGAATCAAAGCCTTCATGACGTAGGGATCGTCACACAATTCCTTTTTGTTTTTTTCAGTGAAAGCAACTGGTTTGCCAGCCTCATCATTAATGCCATCCCAGCCTTCAAGGATCCCATCAACAAGAGCGTCATCGCCCTTATCAACAAGAGCATTGAAGGCCGAGCGACTGATTTTCTTGAAAACCGCCTCGAAGGTTTGAGATTCAAAACGATTCCCATCAACAGGAATCTCAACTTTGACTTCCCACTTGTAGGAAGCAGTCTTCTTGAGGACGAAGGCCATGAACAGAGATCAGGTGAACACCAGCGAAGCTTCGTTGTTGCCAGCCGTGGTGGGCAGAGCCAAATACGGCATGGACAGCGCGATTACGCCGTTAGTATCAGCGTAGCTGCAACCGGTGATGTCTGTCTGCGCTGCGTTCAGCGTGACGATGTTGCCAGCGGTGGCACCCAATACAAGGCTGGTGGAACCAGTGGCAGAGGCAACAGCCTTGGCAAAGAAGTCAGTGGTGCCAACAGCAGGAGCCTCGATCACAGCCGTACCACCAGGAGCGCGGTTGGTGATCAGCACTTCCTGAGAGCTAGCGGTCTCCTTGTAGAGCAGCTCGTTGTTGAGCGCCATGTCGAACGACTCAATCCGAGAGCTGGTCACGCCATGGAAGGTGGCCGTGGTCATGTTGGTGTCATTGACCTCGATGGCAGCAGCCTGGTTGGCAACAGTGAAGGAGCCAGACAGGGCGGTGCTGTCAGGGGCGTTGTAGATGCCGATGAACTGGAAGCTAGCAACAGCAAACTGACCAGCAGTCAGGTTGAAGCTGACAGTGCCGCGTGCGCCAGTGATCTTGTGACGGGTGCCGTCGTAGAAGCAGTAGATCGTGGCAGAACTGAAGCTGCTGCTCACCGGGGCGTAAGTGACCGAGACGCCAGCGGAAATGGTTTCGCTCAAGCCGCAGGACTTCAGCAGCGGACCAAATGCAGGAGCGGTACCAGCAGTACCAGAACCAGACAGCTCAACATCAAAGGTCACGCTGACGCGCTTGTTGGCAACCAGAGTGCCACGGGTGCTGTTACCAAGGAAGCCTTGATAAGAAGCCGCTTGAACGTTGTCCGACTCAATCGGAGTTACTTCAAGGTTGGTAACTTGAACCGCGTCAGTACCGCCGACAGGACTAGGGTCAGTCCCATAGGTTGTCTCAATCTTCGCGATCAGAAACTTCTTCCGAGTCAGTGCCATCGGTGGTAGGAGCGGCGGGTTCTGTAATCAGTGTAAGCTTCCCAGACTTAGGGTCAAACAAATAGCTGCCGCCCACTCCGGGATTGGGAACTTCCCTTTCAATCTTAGCCATGATGTTAGGCGCTGGTTAGTGAAGTCCTGCTCGTGCGATACCGCACAAGGAAGTCTTGGCTAATGATACCCAAAGGCACATCAGCTTCATAAAGACTGAAGTCAGTACGGTCAGGTGTCAAGTCAAGTGCATAACCATTTACGGTTTGATCAGCCATCAACTTGGCATGCACCTGCTGTGTGTACGTGTCTGAATCGTCGTCAGGGACTGCAGCACGCACAATCGTCGTGATCCGCACCCGCATAGTCCAATCCAACTTGTCGTAGAAGTTGGTGTCAATCGGCTGATCGTTGACGGGTTCGACGATGACAGCAGGCACCTCACCCCGCGCCAGAGGCTCTACACGGCTCCTGTAGACCGTTGCGCCCGTGATGGTGTCAAGATTGCTCTTGATGCGAGCCAGGATCAATTCTCGGCGTGTGTCAGCCATGATCAGGCGGAAGCGACTTGGACAACGGTGCAGATCACGCCGGGGATACTTGGATGAGCGTAAGGACTGGTGGCTGCTGCCTCAGCGTGAATGTAGGCAGCAACGTTTGATGTTGCCCAGATCAACTCCAAGTAATCACCGGCAACAACTGGCAACACAAAATTGACGCAGCCGATCACGTTGCCGTCAACGTTGCCATGCTTTGCGATGATGCTGAATCGGCTGTCGCTAGCCGGCACGTTACCAGCGCTGCCTTCGTTGTTCTTGCGCAACCAAACGTTGATATCGTGAATGCTGTTGTCCGTATTGCTGAACTGAATTGAGAACGTAATGC